GGCCTATGTGGAATTTGGAACCGGACCTGTGGGTGACGAAAAGGGTACACCGCTGGACAGTGAGCTGGGTATAGTGCGCAAGCATGAACCTTGGACTGCGTATATACCCGGCTACGGATTTCGCAGGTTGAAAGGCCGCTTGCCGGCGCTATTTATGTATAACGGCATGCAGGAAATGCAGCCGGTGATAGCAGAGCACTATGGCACGGCTATACAGGAGGCGATCAAGTGAAAAACTACCGTGCAGTGATCCGGGATACCTTAAAATCCGTACAGTCGGACATTCCCTATGACATTAAGATGGCATTTCCGGAGAGCAAACCGGCAGGTAACCTGATCACATTTTATGAGATCACCAATACAGGCACGGAACTGGCGTGCGTAGATGTGATCGCCTATCAGGTGGATCTGTGGTTTATGACCTTGCCGGACCTGTTGGAATTGACGGAAAAGGTAGACGAGGCTTTGACCTCGCTGGGCCTGATCCGGCAATTTGCGTCCTCGGACGCACTGTTACATGACCCCAGCGGTTATTTGCGCAAATCATTGCGTTACGGCCGTCGGGTTGATACAAGAACCAATCGACTGATAGATTAAGGAGGATTTTATATGAACGAAACAAAGCCGGAACGCGGTCTTGCGTCCAAAGGCATTGAGGTATATCCCAACTATACCGGCTCCACAGCCAAGTGCCTGAACTACGCCACCCAAATCGTCGATCTGACCAAGGGCGAACGGGAAGAACTGGACGCCACTTGCTATGACGATGATGTGGAACACAGCATTACCGGTATTCGCAAGAAAGCAGACGCCTTTGAGGTGACTTTTCTGTACAACGCAAAGGACGCCACATCGGATTATCGGGTGCTGGCAGCTTTGGAGGACGCCGGTGTGTCCGTACCCATTATGGTTAAGCTGCCGGACGGCACCAAGTTTAACAACTCTGGTGTGCCCAGCCTGAAGATTAAGGGACCGGGCGTAAACAGCCTGATGGAGGCTACTGTCTCTTACAAGCTGGACGGCGACTGGAGCAGAGAGTTCCCCGCCGCGTAAATCGACTATTCGGGAGGCGGGCGACTGCCTCCCCACTTTTTAGGAGGAAATGACAATGAACGAATCCCATATTGTAACCAGAACATACGATTTGCAGCTGAATGGCGGCAAGACTGTGCACCTGCGTTTGACTGTAGCTGCTCAGCTGCGACTGAAAAATAAATTCAACGAGGACGCCCTGGATGTGATCCTCAGCGCTTCCAGTGATCCGGAGCGGCTCCTGGCTGTACTGGATGAGGCCCTGCATTTTAACGATGATCCCAACGGCGATCTAACCGGTGAGGCGTTGTATGACGCGCTGGTGGACAGCGGCGTCAGCGGTATGGACGCATTCTCCGACATTCTCTTCAAGCTGGCCCATGTATCCGGTCTGTTGAGTGACACCCAGGCGGAAAAGCTGTCCTCCGGTATTGGCAAAATGCTCAATGCTGCTTTTGATGGCATGGAGCAGACGGCAGAAAGCGAGGAACAGCCCGCTTCCTTTCCAGGGTAAGTATTGCACCTTGGAGGATATGATTTTAGAAGCCAATGCTTGTGGTCTGGCTTTTCCGATCATTCTTGCAATGACTTACGGTGAATTAAAGCGGTATATCCTGTTCCATCGTGACCGGGAGCGCATACAGTATCAAAATCTGTCACAAATCGCTTATATCCAGGCTGGTGTGATCGCTTCTATTATTGCCGGGGAAGATATAGGCCCTGTGTATGAACGCTTCCCCTATTGGACTGAGGAGGACATATTGGACATTCAGGCGGCTAAGACACTGGCTTATTTCAACCAGTTGTAATTAGATCAGAAAGTGAGGTGAAAAAATGGACCAAGAATTGGTAACCCGATTTACGGCAGACATCAGCGAGTATAAAAAGAGCATTACAACGCTTCAGGGCGAGTTGAAACAGTTGTCCGGCGTGACCGGTCAAGTGCGTGCGGCGACCGCTCAAGCGATGAATTCAGCTTATGAAGATACCCGCAAGCTGGGTAAACAGGTGGAAAGCCTGGTAAAGACACAAGAGCGCAATGTGCAAGCGGCTACAGCGAGCAGCGTCAAGATTATGGATTACTCCAACAAGGTGGAGCAATTACAGGGAAAGCTGAAATCGCAGAACAAAGAATATGCCTCCCTGGCAGGCCAGTTAACGGCGGTGACCTCAAAATATCGAGAGCAGCAGGCTTTTTTGAACGATTATAAAGATGGAATTGCCGGTGTCAACAAACAGCATGAGGAATTGGCTGGGTTGATTCGCACCACAAGTAGAATATCGACCCGTTATATGACATTGGAGGAAATTGAACAGCACAGGGCCGGATTGCAACGCATGAAAAACGACCTGGAGGTTTTCAATGACGAACTCCGGGATGTAGGGCTGAATCCCGATAATTTGAAAACGGATACACTCGATAAACTCAAAGCAGAAATTCAAAGTGTTTCCGCACAAATGAACCAGCAAAAAAATGCTATGGCGCAGACCACGGCTCAAATCAATAAAGCCAACGGCAGCCTGGCGATCGAGACCACGCGGTATAAATCTCTACGCAGTACCATAAAACAGAACGGTGAAGCGCTGACTGAAATGGGCAATAAGCTTGACAACGCTCTGCAAGAGGAAGCCTTCCCACCGGTTGAAAGCAGAATGACCAAGTTCAAAAACAAGGTTAAAAGTCTCGGCAGCGCGTTTGCAACCGTCGGCAGCAAGACGGGTGCTGTATTCGGGGCTATCGGTAGGGCAACAGGTTCCGTATTCGGTAAAATCGGGTCCGCAGCGGGCGCCGCTTTCGGCAAGGTGCATAGTCACCTGAAAAATATGCGTGCTTCTTCCGGTACGGCCAGTAAGTCTCTGCTGAATGTGGTCAAGTCTATCCGCCGCATAGGCGTGGTATCGCTGGGGTTGAAAGTGTGTAAAAACATTTTCGGTGAGCTGCGCTCGGTAATCACCGGCTATTTAAGTCAGAATGAGGCCCTGAATAACCGTGTGGAAGCCTTAAAAAATGCCTTTGCAAAAGCTTTGGCACCGGCCATCAATGTGGTTGTGGGGCTGTTTGAAAAGCTCATGCCCTATGCCATGAGTGTGGCTAATGCCATCAGCTGCTTGCTTTCCTCTGTGGGGATCGCTTCGCAAGTAAATGCCACAGCCACCGCTGTGGGCAAGACCACAAAAGAGACGAAAAAGCTGTCTCAAGCACAAAAAGAGTTGTATGGGTTTGACCAAATTACTAAGGTCAGTGATGATCAGCAAGACAGCAGCTCGTCCAATTCTTCTGCGGCCAAGACACCGGCAGCGTCCGACCAGTTCTCCGCTTATTTGGAGAAAATCAAGAACCTGTGGAAAAGCGGCGACTTTGAGGGCATTGGCGAGCAGGTTGCGGCTTCCTGCAATAAAGTAATCGACAAGATCAAGAACCTGGACTGGGACGGCATACGGAAAAAGGTCAATGATGCAGTCAGCGGCATTGCCAATAGCCTGAACGGCTTTGTACAGGACTTTGACTGGGCAGGTGTGGGTGAGATCGTGGGACAGGGCGTGAATACGATATTCGGTGCACTGGACACATTCCTGACCACCTTTAAGTTCGACCAGTTGGGTGCCGGGCTTGCAAGCAACATAAACGGCTTGGTGAGCACTATTGAGTGGGGCCAAGTGGCCAAGACTATTTCGGATGCCATCAGTGGTGTGTTCAAGGCCATTTACGGTTTCTTGGAAAACCTGGACTGGCGAGGGCTGGCTACGGCGCTGGAGAATTTTATAGCCGGTATTGACTTTGAGGGCATGGCTAGCTCTCTGTTTGAGGCGCTGGGCGCCGCCCTGGGTGGTATTTCCGCATTCCTCGGCAAACTGATTATGGACGCCATCTCCAGTGTGCAGACCTATTTTGGAGGAAAGATCAAAGACGCCGGCGGTAATGTGGCCCAGGGCATTTGGGACGGCATTGTTGACGGTATTGGTGACGCAGGAAAGTGGATCAATGAACATATCTTCCAGCCGTTTCTCAAAGGCTTCCAGGAAGCCTTTAAGATCAAGTCGCCTTCAAGGGTTATGAAAGAACAGGGCGGCTTTATTTCCCAAGGTCTGTTTGACGGTATCGGCGATCTGTGGAAAAAGGTCAGCCAAAAATTTAAAGGATTTAAGGACGGCGTTGTTAATTTCTTTACCGGGAAAAGTGGCGTTGTATCAAAAGTCACCGGCCTTGGCGGTAAGATCGTGACCGGCTTAAAGAACGGCCTGAAGAATTTGAAAGCCACCTTTACCAATGCGTTCAAAGGCCCCTTAAACGGTGTGATCAAACTGGTCAACAATATGGTTGGCAAGATCAATGACAAGCTGCTGATTAGCGTTGGCAGCACGCTGTCTAAGGTGCTTAGCGCCCTGGGCGTGAGCGTGACCAACGGCCAGTACCAGTTGTTTTCTATACCCACTATCCCAGAGCTGGAAAAGGGCGGCGTGCTGAAAAAAGGCCAGGTCGGTCTGCTGGAAGGTAAAGGCGCCGAGGCTGTTGTGCCTTTGGAGCGAAACACCCAGTGGATCAGCAAGGTAGCCGCAATGATGGTACAAATGCTGGGTAGCAGCGGGCAGGCGGTCAATGTAACAATCCCGGTATATGTGGGCGGTAAGCATTTAAGCACGGTGGTGCTGGACGATGTGAACCAAACAGAAAAGAAAGGCCGTGACCCAGTTACGGCCACAGCGTAAGGAGGGACGGTATGCCACTATATATTGACGGCACAAAAATGCCAAACCCATCATTCAATGCCATATCCTGTTCAGATGAAAAGGTGTGGTCCTCTAACACAGGCCGCTCCAAGTCGGCTTATATGAACGGCAGTATCGTTCAGGTAAAAAAAACAAGGCAGTTGTCCTTTCCACCCTTGACCCGGGCGGAGTTGGACAAGCTAAACGGCGTGATCAACAATGCGAGTAAGCCCTGGCATTCCATTAAGCTGGAGGATACCTCCGGGAATACGGTGTTTTCGTTCAACTGCTACTTTGGTACGCCCAGTTGGACAGCCTATTCCGGTGCCAGGGATTGCCGGTATTTCATCAACTACAAAGTAGATGCCATCGAGCGCTAAAGGAGTGTTTTATGTACAAGACAAGCACAGCTTTTAACCAGGCCATCAAAAACGGTGAACGGATCTATGTGAAGGTTAAATGTGGCAATTTCATTTTTGGCTACAACGATGAGACGGATCCTACAAGCCCAAATGAGCAAAATAACATTATGGAGCTGAATATTGACCGCAGTATCAGCCATGACGATTACGCGCTGGCAAAGTCCTACGCTTGTGGGTGTAACTGCGTTCTGTGGGCT